TAGGAGCAGAAGCGTTTGTAGTTTTAATAAAGTTTGTAGTAGAACTTGATTGGTGAAAGATTTCTAAATCATTGTCTGCGCCAAGTCTTAAAACAGCATCATCAGCAAATTCAAGAGCGTTATTAGAGGCATTGAAGACTACATTCTTAGCAGCTCCAGTGAATGTGACATCACCAGTAAAGGTAGGTGATGAGGGTGCAAAAGTTAGAGATACTAATGAACTGCCCTCTTTTATATAAAGCTTATTTTGATCTTCTGCATATGAAATTTCTCCGTCCTGTAAGTCGGAGACACTTCCATTCAAATTTGAATAAGAACCTCTGGCAATTCTTACTGGTGTTCTAGTGCTGGGGGTTGGCATAGTTAGCTACCGAAATCGCCTCCGTCAAATACTTCTGCTGTACTTATCGTAGACGTTCCATTATTGAAGTTACCTCCATCAATCATAATTAAAGTTCCACCTATCTCGCCCCAGCCAGAGGTATACCCTTCGAATTTAGAAAGTGTCGAGTTATACCTCAGCATCCCTGCTACTGGACTACCCGGTCTTTGAGCAGTGGTCCCAGCGTTTAACTTTAATGCTCCCGTATCCTTAACGTGAATATTGACTAGATCGATTGTGATATCTGTTCCTGAATTGTTATAAAGGAAAGAATCAATTTTTAAATTTCCGTACTGTGGCATTTAGAGGATCACCCATATTCTGTTGACAGGAACCGTGACAGTGGCTCCGTTTTGAATCGTCATTGGTCCGACAGAGACGGCGTTCTTGTCACCATCACCATCACCAATTGTGTATGAAGTCGTAACTGTGTATTGATTCTCAAGGAACGACTCATCAGATCCACCGCCAGAGCCCCCTCCGCCTCCACCGCCTACAGCAGTCCAAGCGTTTATCGATCCAGCTAGGTATATTTTAGTGCTTGAGTCAGTCGTATTATGCCACCAATCGCCTTCGTTCATCCCTGAACTTGGAGCTGATGTTTGAATATAGACTTTACTTCCACCAACAGATTCCCAAGCACTGCCATTCCACATCTTTAGCAGGCTATTTGTGGTGTCGTACCACATGTCTGCTGTCTGTGCAGTGGGAGCAGATCCTGATCTATAGATCCAAGGAGTATTTAAACGATCACTAGCAATATCCAATTCACTTGGATAGCCATTGATATAAATTATCGGTTTGCGTGTTGCCATTTACTTCAGTAGTACTGGGACATCAATGTTTAGCGCAATCGTGTTTGCATCTAATGCTTCTCCGACCAAGACAACGTATTGATTAGCACTTGAGGGAGGAGTAGCTGATATCGTTCCTGTTCCGTTTAAAAAATATCGAGCCCCTGGAGTTAAATTTCCTTGAGACCAACCAGTGACATTAATCTTTCCTGCGAAAATCAACTTCGCAGTATTATTTGCTGTTACTGCTTCAAGGACGAATCCAGCAACTGTTGCTATATCCCTCGTTGAGTTGTGCGCTGCTTTTGCAAGTTTTCCATTCGCATCGATATAAACAGCATCACCAATCGCAAGGTTACTAGCTGCCGTCAGCTCCATTGTTAGAGACGATTCATCCATGCCAGCAATTGCAGTCTGAAGTGCAACTAGGGCTGAGATAATGCCTCCGGTATTGTTGTTATACGCTGTCGTCACTGTTCCTCCCGCTGCGACAATGCAAGCTTGAATGGCAGATATAATTCCACCAGTATTTTCAGGGTAAGCCGCCATTCTTCTATTCTAAGAAGTTCTAAGGAACGATTACTGGAGCGGTGTTTGATCCTTCTTTAACTACTTCAATCATTGGATAACTAACACCTCCAATTGTGACCGTACTTTCAAATTTTTGAGTTGTTGAATTAAAGATTTTAATTTCCTGAGTACCTCTTTTACACCACCAATCATTCAATCTGCACCAGCTAGCCTCTGGCTCTTCGTGGTCATTCCATAGCATTGGCCTGATGTCAGATCGAATATTATTTCTAACGTCTGTACCAGGGAATAGTTCTAATCCAACTACTTCAGCGAGCGCTAATGCGTATCGATCGTAGTTAACACGATGTCTTGCGTTATATTCGTCGTAAACCTCGTCGCTGAATTCTCTTTCCATGCTGGCATCTGTTAAGAGCCCATCTGGATTAGCACCGTAATATTGGGTCGGAAAATCATTAGGCTCATACCAAGGGATGCCGCATTCCCACCTCATAGCATGCATATGTTTGCATTCACGCCTCATATCTATCCTGCTATTTAAACTGCGCCACTGCCTGTAGTAACCAGCACCTTGCCTCTCCCACGCAGCCCTCACTGTTCTGCTTGCGTTAGGTAAAGGGAACATATCTTGATCGACTTCACCTTTTGGAAATTCTAGGTTTGCTAATGCACCTCCTAGATGATCAGGGCAACAGCAGAACATTTTTGTAGAGGAGCAAAGATGACGACTACCGCCCGTATTCCAAACATTGGGACTAGAGGGATCATATGGTAATTTTTTCCAATAAATTGTTTGATTATCTTTAACTCTTCCGTACGCTCTAGATAGGTCAAAGACTAGTGTCATTGATCCTGTATTCACCCCAGTTAAAGTTAAAGCGACGCTACCTTCTGGCTTTGATATCACATCATCTGGATAATTAGTTCCTGATGCTGTGTCTTCGAATTGATCACCAATAAAGATCGAAAAAATACCAACTTGAGCCGAAGTTAAGACACCATTCACGTTGTAAGTCAATGTATGGTTAGCAGGATTCGGATCACTCGTATTAGTGGATATCTGAGAAGCAGTTAAAGGTTGAGGCAAAATGATACTTCCTCTGGTCCTTTGTCCTACGTACCAAGTTCTCTCAGGGCTAGTCTCACTTGGGAACATAGTGACAATGTCCTTAGATACGCCACTAACAGCTCCCGTCGTGAATCGACTATTGCTGTAAATCGATAAGTCGTCCCAGCTCCTGCCCGTGCCGAAATAATAAGCTTGTCCTAATTGCCATCTTTTGTAGTCGGATTCTCGATTATATGCTTCTAATATTGTCGGAAACTGAGCTGTACCGTATAACCCTAATCCTTGTCCTTTAGATGGATATAAACCCTTAGCCTTATTAAGACCAAGTCCCTTCGTGACCGGCTTTAGTCCGAAACCTTGACTTAGGCTTCCCAGACCTTTGGCCATAAATTAAAAACCTGATCTAATACCTTGCATGCTAGGTGATCTATCTCTTCCTCTATTGGAACGAGCTGACACACCTCTTCTTCTTGAGCGATCAGAAGTAGCCGTATTACCTGAGCGAAGACTATTCCTTCTTGACCCAGGGGCTCCTCCTACTGTGATTCCGCTACGTAATCTAGATGTTTCATCTGCACGCTGAGCATCACGATACGAGTCAGCTTCTCTTCTTGCTGCTTCATAATCTGCCCTTAATTTTCCATACCTAGATTGAAGCTCACCATATCTAACACGATCCTCTTCCCCTCGATCATTTAATGATGCCATGTCTCTCATCGCTGCATTATATAAATCTTGATATTCATTTCTTGTTTGCCTGTACCCCATATCGCCTCTTACTTCAGTCTTTTTGCCAGCTCCTTGACCAGTCCTTTCGCCTGGATTTGCACCTCTCCTTGGTAATCCACCAGTCAGTACTTCTGTCGTAGTCAACGGATCAGTTATATCCAAAGGATCTCTTGTCTCATCTTCTGTTGCTTCTATTTCTTCCGTTGGATCTGTACCCATGTATGTACCTTCCCCTTCGTTCTCTGCACCAGTACCGGGATCAGTCCCTTCCGTTGGATCTGTGCCCATGTAATTCCCAATATCCTCTTCATCCTCTTCCTCTCCTGGATCAGTCGGATCTTCTCCTGTCCAAGTTCCAGGATCTTCTACGCAAACGCCTGCCTCGTTTCTCGTGTAACCGTCTTGACATTGTATGGGATCTTCATCCACCTCTTCTTCTCCTATGGTTTCTGGGATGCATTCACCAGCAGCATTTCTTGTTTGACCAGCAGGGCATTCTTCTGGATCACCACTCTGATCAGGCACACATACCCCAGCAGCATTTCTTGTTTGACCAGCAGGGCATTCTGTTACTTCTTCTTCTTCAACATCTGGGCAAACTCCCCCTTCGTGATCCCTAGTTGAAGATCCGTCAGGACATATCCCGAACCCTACGCAATTTCCATCTTCATTTCGATAAGTACCAGTTGGACACTCCTCTCTATCTCCTCCTGTAGCTCTGCATTGAGTTCCATCCCATTCCGTTCCTTCTGGACATTCTCTTACGTCAGAAACACATCGACCATTTTCAACCCGCTGCCCTTCAGGACATTCGGTTACTGCATCATTAACACAAACACCATTTTCTAAATGTTGACCTGTGGGACATTCTTGCTCTCCTCTATTAAGGTACTCATCTGATCTCCTGATATTTGCCAGAACTTGCTCTCTTGTCTGACCTCTTTCATTCATATCTTCCAACCAGTATTCCCTACCTTCATCTCCAAGAGATCTACCTAGTTCTTCCTTATAAGTATCGCCTAACCATTTTTCATCACTTCTATTGATATTGGCTTCAACTTCTTGTCTTGTTTGATTACCACTGGTTAACTGCTCTTTCCAATACTGCAATCCCTCATCGTCTGGATCTCTTTCTAAGATATTCTCATACAAATTATCCAAATAATTCTCTGCTTGCGTTGAGAACTCATCAGAGCGACGAATATTAGCAGCAACATCTTCACGAGATTGGCCTGTCGCTAAATCCTTTAGCCAATAACCCATACCTCCGCCGTATGGATCAGCGGCATCACTGACATTGTCTTGAGTTCCTCTATCTAATCCTGATTGATATTGCTCCTCAATAAATGCTTTATTACTTTCTAAATTTGCAGCTTCATCTGATCTGCTGATATTAGCCCTAATATCATCTAGCGTCTGTCTACCTGACTTTAATTCTTCTAACCAATAATTAGCCCCTTCGTTATCACTATCTCGTTCCAGTACATCCCTATATATCTGATTAATCTGATTAGCTTTTTCCTGATCACTGCCAGGAGGGATATAAGGCAGACCAACAGTAGGATCATCATCATTCGATTCGGCTTGACCACCTCCAGTAGCAGCAGTGAAAGTATCGTTATACAGATTATTGAAATCTTCACCTCCAGCATTTGCGTTATTAAAGGTAACATCGTCGGCGTTACCTACTTCCTCTTGTACTTCTATATCTTGTTGATTCTCTTGGTATTCATCACTCCTTCTGATATTGGCTAATACGTCCTCTTGTGTTTGATTGCCTGATGTAATCTGATCCTTCCAATATTGAAGACCTTCTTCGTCTGGACCCCTACCAAGCTCTTCCCTATATACCTGATTTAGGAAAGCAGTTGCGTCTGCTTCAGCAGCTTCTCTCTTGCGTTCTGCTTGGCTAGGTACGGGTTGTTCTGGATCAGATGTTGGATCTGCTTCTCTTTCTTGGGCAGGTATATCAGCCTGTTGCGATATATCAGTTCTTGATAAATCGTTTGTCGCCTGATTAAATTGATTGTCGTATTCTTGTTGCCATTCCTCTTCCTCTGGTGCTTGTCTTTCTTGGTATTCTTCGCTTTGTCGGATATTATTAACAACCTGTTCTTGTGTTTGTCTTCCTGAAGATATTTCATTGGCCCAATATTCTGCTCCTGATGCGTCGGGCTCACGACCCAATTCTTCCGCATAGGTCTTCTCAAGAAAATCTCTAGCTTCCTGTGCCTTTGATTCTTTAACTCGTTTTGCTTCGTCTGAGTTGTCGAAAGCATTAGCGACACTCTCAGGTGTTGCCGCCCCAGATTCAAGCTGTTTTTTCCAATAAGCTTTACCTTCAGCATCTGGGACTCTACCAAATTTTTCTTGATAGAGCTGATCTAAATAAGCTCCGCTATCGACAAGTGATGGCATTGTTTAGAAGAATCCGCCTTGAGCGAAAACATGAACTCTTGTGTTTGCACTTGGCGCTGCTATTGCTTGATCAACACCGACATATAGCAATGCACCGGAAGGAATATATAAACCTGTATTTTTCTTATCTAACTCGTTGGGATAAGCAGCGACTGTTGCAGCTGGACCAGCTAAATTTGGAACTGGAACAGATAAAGCAGGTAATGGAACATTAGTCCTGTCACCTTTTGCTGAGGATGTAATTGTTGCTCCTGCGACGTATGCAGTATTAGCAGTCGTTACACTTGCAGCTGTCGTTGCCGTACTTAGAAAAGCTAGAACAGCTCTTGCAGTCGTGTTTGCCTCTAAAGCGAGGATCGATAAGCTATCTATCACAGCACCATCGTTACCTGAACAATCAACAAGTAAGACACAACCTGCTGCGCTAGGCGTATTCAGATCAGTTGCTGTTGTTAATGCCGCAGTTCCTCCAATCGTGGCGAAGGAATGCATTGGCCGATCGACCAATAGTGGCATTTTGTTTGAACTACTCGTTGCCATTTAATTACCCATCTATACAAAGTTTACTGAGAATTGAATCTTGAAAATTCAAATCAGAAATGAGAGACATCTCTGAGAGGACCAGTATTCATCAGGCCAATTGATGTACTCATTCCTTTCTTGGAATTTTGATCATTTGCCTTTTTTACTTTCCCTACTTTTTCGACAGGAACAGGGGGAGGATCAAATGATGCTCCACGTTGATTAGGTCTTTTCCATGTCGCCTTTTCGCTATTAATAATCTGCTCTCCATCGCCGTATGGATTTCTTCTTAGAACTTGATCACCTTGCATTGATCCAGCAGGATCGACTGGTGCAGGTATTGGATCAAACGATCTTATGTTTGCTGGATTGTTTGGAACTCCACCCTTAGAACCTGCTAGAAAACTATTAGCTTCCCGTTCTTTTCTTTTATCGATGTACCACTCATTTGGTCGGAAAGATCTTTTAGCACCTTCTTTATACTTCATGTGCTCGGCTTTTTTGGTCATACCACAGATCCTCCGCCGAGAGTTTGAAATACGTATTGCGGAACTCGTCCTTTGCTAAATGATGTCAATAACTCGTCAGCAGGATTAGGAACATTGCCAGGCTGTCCTCCAGGTGCAGGAACTTCTAGTCCAGCTTCTCCTCCGATCCGTGGTTGCATGTTGCCGCCGACTACCTGATCTCCTGTTGTCTTCGCTGATTGAGCTAATAACGTCGTTACATCTTGTCCAAACGTATTACTTCTGTTTGCTGCTGCATTTGTAAATCCGGGAGCAAAAGCCATTCCTCCCTCACTTAACTGGTCAACCCCTGGATACATCCCTGAGATATCTGCCTTTTCTTGTGATACTGTTTCTGTTTGAGATTCAACTTCGTCTCTCGGAATTCGAGGTAATGGTTGAATATTCTGCTCACTACTCTCTGTGCTCTGAATATCTCCTTCAGGTTTTTGTCCGGGTAGCAAAATGCTATTACTTCTTGCTAGCAAATATCCAGCTCCCGCACCAAGCAGTGCTGGTAAAGGCTTCCCATCTCCAGCAGCTAAACCGATAGCACCGCCCATGATTGCACCACCAGCGGGGTCTAGTGGAACTTTTCCATATTGTTGCAGCATTGCCGCCATGTCTGACTGCTGATTTCTTTCTCTGTCAGCAGCGGGGTTCACAGTGGGAGCACTTTTTTGTCCGTTTTGACCTTCAGACCCTCTCTCTATCTTATTTTTTGCTCCCTCAATATCCACTACTCCAGAGTCAAACGATGGAATTGCTCCCATCTTTTTAAGGATTTCCAGGTCTCTTTCTTTTTTCCCTTTCAGACTTTCCTTAAAAGATCCATCATCCCAGGTGTTTGCACCGTGTGTATTAAAACCTGATGTTGTTGGCCTATTAAAAAACATTCAATTACCTCCAGTTTTGTGATCCAACGGCTTGTGCAACTCTTGTTCCAACCGCCGTATCAGCTGGACCTTTTACCGCCATGATGTATTCAGCACCAGACCGATCGAATGCATAACGTCTTACCTCTTCTCGTCTGTAATTAGCGACATACAATGTCTCAGCTAATCGATCGACTTCACGAAGATAGATTTCACGATATGTTTTATCAGCCTTAATAGGATCTGACTGCATGATCTGCCTGTCAGTATCCCCTGTGATTCTTTGAATCATATTTGGCTGTGGAGATGTCTCAGACTTGAATACCTGAGATAATCTGTAAGCCTTGTCACAACGATTCAAATGCTCAATAATCCTGTCAAAGAAATAGCTGTCAGGTATTCGAGCAAGAGCCTCTTCTAAGCGAGCAATATCACCGGCAGGTAAGTTTGCTCCAGTGTTGTAGCCAAGATGGAACCTTGTACGGCTTTTGTCGTAGTCGTTGAGCTCCAATCTCTATAAAAGCGACTTTCGCTTTATTCTAGGCAATGTAAATAAGGTCTTCTTTAAATACCTCATCCCAGTCAACTCTTGCTATCTTTTTAAGTTGATCTAATTTAGAGAATCTTTCCGCAGGTAAAGATAATCTTAATTCGACAATCTTTTTAGCGGTGGCATATCCAATGCCTTTAACTTGCTTGGCTAATGCTTCAGCAGTTGCAACATTGACATTAAGCCTTGTATCGGCAGGGATTACGGCTTCAGGAATTTTATCTTCATCCTTCTCATCCATAATCACAGGTTCAACTTTCTGACCTGTTCGACCTTTATTTGCTTCGTATGAAATTAAGTCTTCCAAGGCAACGTATTGAACTACGCCCGTCGCATTCTTGACCATTGCCCAGTCTTTGTCGTGATGTCCAATGAACTCGACAACTTGACCGTTCTTTTGATTTTGATATAACGCCATAAATAAAAAAGAGCACCCCGTTAGAGATGCTCTTATTGTAGTGAGAAAACCTAGTAATTTAGGTCTCTGTGATGAATGGG